AATTTGAATCATATCAGCAAAACTTGTTATTCTACCTACAGTAGATTCAATTCTACCTTTATACAATCTAGGCGCACAAACTGCATAATTCATTTCTACTTTAGTAGTATCAGCAAAAGGCCTAGTCATATTTTCACACATTCTCCAATCTAACATTGTATTTACACCTAATACTTTAGCTCCTTGGTATAATACTTCTATAGTTCTTCCTACTCTTTCAAAATTATCATTTACTGGTGGATTAAAAGTATCAGGTTTTTCTAAAGCTTTCTTTAATCCATATTGGGTTTCTTTTATTTTAAAAACTTGATCTATATAAGTTTTATATTCAAAAAATAAAACTGGAATAGTATTTTGATCCCAAGGACCATTGCCATATAAATAACTTCTATTACCTTGTGCTTGCTGTATTTTTTCTAATTCTTCATTAGATAAATGTGGATATAATTTAGCTATTTCAGGTATAGTTAACATTTTTAATTCTCCTACATAATAAATATCTTCAAAATTTGGATCTTCAGTATAAGAATAAACCATATAAGCTGGGTCCACATAATCAATAGTTATACCATTAGCTAAATTAAAATTAGTTTTAACTGCACCAATACCACAAGTAACTAAATCATAATTAACCCTTCTTCTAATTAAATCCCATTTATTATAATCTAATACTTGAGTTATAGCTTCTTCTTCTGCAATTTCTACAGCTTGTTTATAACTTAATTGCATATGAAGTTCTAATTCATCAGGAGTTTGAAACAAACGCTCTTCTGGTATAGTAGTATTAAATAACTCACTTCCTAGCATATCGGTTATACGCTTCATTGTATCTCTAGCAAAAGTATCTTGAGCCAGCATTTCTGCATAGTTAGTTCTTTTTTGAACTGAGCCAGGATCTTGAGCAAAAGCATTTATATCATATGTTTTATTAGATATTCCATTAGTAAGTATATCAACAAATTTAGATACAATAGGAACTGGTTTCCAATCTAAATTTAAATAAGATAAATCTCCATTAATAGATAATTCATCTTTATATTTTTGTGTAGGTTGTTCCCCTCTAGCATATAATCTTAATCTATTATAGTTATTCCATGTAGTTAAATATCTATTACCATTAACGCGACCTTGATTAAACCATTCCCTTTCTATAGCTTGTGCAACCTGCTCGCCATATTCCCAGCTTGATTTTTCGGCTTCACTAACCACTTGGCTAGGAAATATACTATTAGTATTATAATTTATCTTCATTTAATCTCTAATTTTTGATAATGAACCAGTATTATCATATTTTTTAATTCCTAAATCATACTCTTGTCTTAAAAGTTTAGGAATAGGTCTATATTTATTTTTATTACAAGCCATTATAGCAAGCCCAGAACTTATAGAAGCATCATGAGTTGTTCTATTATTAATATTAAATTTAGCCCAATCATCTAAGGTTCTTTGAAAATACATATCTCCATAATTAGTATTTTCCAGTTGCCCAACATTATCTTCAATATAGGTTTCTATTGCCGCTGCATGAGCTTGAATTATATCTAAACTAGAATTAGGTATGCCACCTATTTCTCTTTCTGTTACTGATAATTTATTATAAATTTTATCAGGTCTATTCATTGCAAAACCTCTATATCCTCTTCTTTTAAAATGATATAAAAGTCTAGGTTTATTATTTTCTGCTAATATTGGCATCCCATAGAATACACATGCCATTAATACATCTTCAAAAAATATCTCAGCTGTTTGTGGTCTAGCTATATATTCTAAAAAGAAATGATTAGGAGGAATATCTTCCATACTAAATTTGGTTAATCCATGTAGAGATCCGTTAGACCCTCTTCCATCTACTGTTCCTGAAATATCATAACTATCACATCCAAATGCGCCTAAAGTATCATTTCCTGGATATTTTTTACCTAATTTTATAGCAATATTATTTTGTAATCTAATAGGGGGTACCCAAGTTATAAAAAATCTACCATTTTTATTAGGCATAAAAACTACTTGAGTATCTTTTACACCTCCTAGCCATTGAAAATTTCCTTGACTAATAACATTACTATTTTTAAGATCAGCATTCCAATCAATTTGCTGATATATTTTAGTTAGGTTAAATAGGGAATTTTTAGACTCATCTCTAAAAGCATGTTTTGTAGTTCGTGGGAATTGTCTATAAAATTCATTTAAACCATCTTGATCATCTTTTAAACCATCAACTTCATTTTTCCAATAATCTAATACCCCTAGTTTAATTTTTTGTCCGTGAGGGTCCTCATCTGGGGTTTTGGGTGTTTCGAATACAGGTAAGCCATTAGCATTAATGTATCCTTCGTAGTTCCATTCCATAGGTATGAACAGACTATATAATCCTGAGCGAGTCTGTCCATTGGCGTTTCGTTTTGTAACATCTGAACTTTCATATAGTTTTTTAAAATTATCACCACCTTTGTCTAAAGCATTGGAAGTGCTGCCCATCATACATTTACCAATAATTCTACTTCCTAATCGTAGACATGTTTTGGTAACCCTCCAATTATTTAAAATATTGTTAGGTCTTTCCCATTTTCCTGATTCATCATGTACTAATAGTTTTAATTTTTCACCATCATAACTATTATCTCCAGTATTTTTCCAATCAATAGTTGTATCAAGACCTTCTAATTCTTCAAGCACTTCGCCACTTATAATCTTTCTTCTAGTAAATTTAGAAGCTGGAACTCTATATGCTAATTCTGTTTTAGGTCGATCCATACCATCTTGAATCGGTTTAAAAAAGAAGGGATAGTTAACTGATATAGGGACTACCTTATCAGTAAACATCGTTTTAGCATCAGGTCCAGTTTTAGATAATATTCCATATCTCGAATCACTAGATATTGTAGCTAGATTTACAACCTCCCCTGAAGCCATAAAAGAGAATCCTGATCTACGGTTTTTAAGGTAACACATTCCATAGCATCTAATGTCTGCTTTGCAAGCTTCCCAGAATATGAAGAATAATCTATTGGCTTCTCTAAAATCTGGTGGCCCAACATCAATCTTACTCCACTGCAAGTACATATAGTGAGTGCCAGTAAGATAAGTAGGCTTACCTTGATTATAATACCAAAAACCCTGTTCTCTTCTATTAAACTCTTCGTCAATATAATCATACCACCTTTCTTTAAAATCTTCTGGATATTTATCCCATTCAAATACACTTTTAATATTACCTAATACTTTAGGTAATAAAGTTTTTTCCCATCTTTCAGATTCAAATTTATGGATATTTTTAGGTTGTTTTGGTAAAGCTATTTTTAATCCTTGGATTTCATATACTTCGCCAATCATACCAGTTCTACTAATAACTACAAAATCATGATCTTCGTTATACCCATATTCCCATTTTTTATACCTATTATTTCTTTTAAGAATTTTAGATTTAACATGGTTAGGTAATATTTTATATAAAGTTTGTTTATACATTATTTAGACCTCCTTTCTGCAAAACCTTTAAAAGATTTTTCTTTTTTTTCTTCTACTTTGGGTTTATCTTCTAATAAGTTTTTTTCCTCTTCAATTCTATTTAATATTTCAAAAGCATCAAATATAGCTAGTTTTTTAGTAGCTGCGGCATTCTTTAGTCTATCAGCAGATATATCATCATCTGAGTCAACAATAGCTTCTTTAGCAACTTTAATAAGTTCTTCAACAGCCTTGTGCCCAGCTTGGATTATATTCTTCTTCGTTTCCTTTGTGTTCATACTTTATAACAATATCATTTGATTTCATACAATATAAACGCTCGTTATCTATAATAAATTCCCATTCTCCTCCAGGTTTAAAACCTATTTTATCTCCTGAAATTATATTAAGCGTTTTTAAGGTTTTATTACCTATTTTCAATATACCAATATGGGGTTCTTCTATTTTATTTATTAAAGGGTCAGAGTTTTTAAGTGGTTTTATAAAACATCTATCCCCAAAAGAATTCCATATATCTTTATTTTTATATAAATAAATTTGATCTATTGATGCAAAATATAAACCATTTTTAAAATATGATCTACTATTTTGTTGTTTACCCTCCATATTATAAAACCTTCTAAATATATTTTGATGGACTATTATAATATCCCCCTTTTTTATTGGGGTATTAAATGCTAAAGGGGTTTCTACTACTAAAGCCTGTCTATTAACAAATTTAAAACTTTCTATTTTAGTATTAAGTACAAGTTTTTTATTATTAATTTTAATTTCATTATTATATCTTTCACCAATTGGCTTTATAATAAAATTATATAAACTTTTCATTAATATTCTAAATCATATTCAATGGAGACGGCCATATTAGAATTAAATTTCTTCCATGGCAATACCTCCTGTTCTTTTTTTATATAAATATTATAAGAACTATCTTTTTCATTAAATAAAATATGAGATATTTCATGGCCTCCATAAACTTGTTGTTTAACAGCATAATGCATAGCGTCATTTTTATAATCAGATCCTATACTGATTTTACGTATTACGCTATCCATTTTATTTTTCTTCAGTAACTTCTTCTTCTTCTTTAGTTTCTGGTTTAATTTCTTCGTAAGAACCGTCTTGTAAATTTATACTTATTGAACCATACTTTTCTTCTAGTTCTTGCTTAGAATCTTGAATATCTTTATTTATACCAGCGGATACATGTAATAAAGCATGTTTTTCTGCTTCATAAAATCCGATATCTTGTAAAACTTTTACTAATTTAGCATTATTGTCTAATACTTTTTTTAGTTCTTCTTCTGTAATTTTTTTAATTTCTTCACTCATTTTTATTTGATTTAATTTGTTATATATTGTCGTTTATAAATTGAAACATTATCACTATCACCACTAAATTCACATCTAACGGTATTTTTATCTACCATTGTGTATTTAATTGATACCCACCAGTCATTTTCTGGATTGTATATTTGTGTAATAATATGTTCTTTTTCTTTTTCTAATACTTCTTCTTTTAAAATATTACCTGTTTCCCAGGATATATTTGTAAATTGTAACTTTTCTTCTTCATTAACTACTACAAATACATAATGGCTACTATTTTCTCCTTTCCATACTCCTTGTATTTCCTTACTTATTTGGCTATAACTCGTCATAGTAATAAGTATACAAATACTTAATAATAATTTTTTCATAATTTTTGATTTAATTTAATTTAATTGTTCTATAATATAATCACCTATTTTTAAGGATTTTTACTTTTTAAAGATGCTAGTTGCCTTTTCAG